ACTTTAATCAATCCATTGTCGATAACGGGAACCACGTTGTCCCTACTTGGGCTGACATTCTTAACCGTGCGGGACTTGGAATGGAAGTAATGCATGAGCGTAATGCTCATAACTTCCCACTTGATCTAGCAGCAGCGTCTACCACTGAGGTAGCACTGACTGCTCCTTCTATTGGATAGAACATATGCTTAAATTAATGGCCCTACAAAAGAAAGCTAAAGAAGCTGCTGTTCGTGGGGACTTTGCTGCTGCTAAAAAATATGCAGCAGAAGTACGTAAGCTTCAACAAAAGAAAAAATAGTAGTCCGTCCGTTCATCCTTCGGGACGCATGACATGAGGTGACATGGAACGGGGTCCCTCAGTTCTCTATTGGAGGATATATGCCAAACGTTGAACTTCGTCAGCGTGTGCGTGAGCAAGCCCAAGCTGCAAAACAGCAGAAGCTTGTCTACCGCGGTGTGGCTTACCTTAAAAGCCGCTAAGTAGTTCTGTCATTGGGAGGTGCAAATCCTCCCTTAGCAATTGGCATCGGCCCTCTACGGAGGATACCCTTTGCCGTCTAGACGGTGGGAATAGACCACAAAAATTTCAAGATCTTGGATAGGTTATATCAACATTTATTTTATTTAATTAGTAACAATGCCTCAACAGTCTTCAGTAAACCCCGCTCAGCTAGTCAATCTAGGCCAGCAGAATCTTGCGGGTGATAAGCGGGCTCTTTATCTTAAACTCTTTAGTGGAGAGATGTTTAAAGGGTTCCAACATAACACAATCGCACGTGATCTTGTCACGAAGCGTACACTTAAGAACGGCAAATCTTTGCAGTTCATCTACACAGGACGTATGACGTCGGAATTTCATGTACCTGGAAATAGCATTTTAGGTAACACCGATGGTGCACCTCCAGTGGCTGAGAAGACGATCACTATTGATGATCTTCTGATCAGTTCTGCCTTCGTTTATGAGCTCGATGAAACATTGGCTCATTACGAATTAAGGGGTGAAATCTCTAAGAAGATCGGCTATGCACTTGCAGAAAAGTATGACCGTTTGATCTTCCGTGCTATCGCTAAAGGTGCACGTATTGCATCTCCTGTTTCTGCTACTAACTTTGCAGAACCTGGTGGTACACAAGTTGCTGTCGGTACTGCAGAAGCTGATGCATACAACTCAGCAAAACTGATTGGTGCTTTCTACGATGCAGCCGCTGCTCTCGATGAAAAGGGAGTCAGCACTGACGGGCGTGTCGCCGTTTTGAACCCAAGACAATACTACGAATTGATCCAAGCTGTTGGTTCCAACGGCCTGGTGAATCGTGATGCTCAAGGTACTGCATTGCAGTCCGGTCAAGGCATCATCGAGATTGCTGGCATCAAGATCTACAAGTCAATGAACATCCCGTTCTTTGGCAACTACGGTGTGAAGTACGGTGGCGCTGTCACCACTCCTGGTAACACAGGTGACTTCATTGGTAGTGACACTGCGCTTGAAGATGGCGGCAGTGCAACCGGTATGAATAACAACTACGGTGAACAGAATGCTTTCGATACCACTTGTGGCCTCGTGTTCCAACGCGAAGCTGCTGGTGTTGTTGAAGCGATCGGTCCACAGGTCCAGGTGACCAGTGGAGACGTGTCTGTTCTGTACCAGGGTGATGTGATCCTTGGCCGTATGGCTATGGGTGCAGACTTCCTGAACCCTGCTGCATGCGTCGAGCTGTATGCAGGTTCTTCTGCTCCTACTGCGTTCGGTGCTACCTACCCAGCAAACGCTTAATTTTATCCAACTATGGGGATCCTTCGGGGTCCCTTTTTTTTAATTATATGACTACTCCCTCCACGATTTCACTCGATACCGAACTATCCGCAGTCAACTCAATTCTGGGGAGTATCGGTCAAGCCCCAGTCAACACTCTTGACTTCACTAACCCTGAGATTTCATTTATTCATAACCTGTTGCGTGAAGTGAACATTGATGTACAGAATGAAGGCTGGTCTTTTAACACTGAATATAACTACAAGTACTCACCAAACATTGATGGGTATTACATCATTGCTCCCAATATTATTAGGTATGATGTCACTGATGGTCAGAACATTAAGACTACAGACGTAGTTAAAAGGAATGGCCGCTTGTATGACAAGTACAACCATACCGATGTCTTTACTACTGACCTGTATTTAGACGTAGTGACTCTGTATGAGTTCAACGACCTACCGTCTGTATTCCAGCGGTACATCATTCTTCGTGCAGCAGGTCGTGCTGCCACTCAACTGGTTGCTAACCCTCAACTAGTAGAGCTACTCGGTACACAAGAGGCACAGTCACGTGCAGCTTGTATGGAATACGAATGTGATCAAGGCGATCACACCTTTATGGGTTGGCCTAATGGCACGTCCTATCAAGCATATAAACCACATCATGCACTAAGGCGCTAATGACAAGTATCACTCAAACAATTCCAAGCTTCACAGGTGGCATCTCACAGCAGCCTGATGAGCTAATGCTTCCAGGTCAGGTCAAAGATCTACTGAATGGTGTACCAGACATTACAGAAGGTCTAGTCAAACGTCCTGGTTCACGCTATCTAAATTCATTGAGTGGTGCTACAAGTACTGGTTCTTGGTTTAGTTATTATCGTGATCAATCTGAAGGTGCATATATAGGTCAGGTGCAGACTAATGGTTCAGTCAATATATGGAAAGTCAGTGATGGTTCGACAGTCTCTGTAAGTGGTAGTGCATCAGGATACCTTTCACATTCCACCAGTGCTGACCTTAAATTTCTTACTGTTGCTGACACTACGTTTGTCACTAACACTACTAAAACTGTTGAAGATATTGCTGGTCAGTTCTCACCAACAAGGGCTGCTTCTGTTTCTAGACCAGGCGAAGAATTCCAAACCTTTGTTGAATTAAGGCAAGTCTCACATGGTCGTGAATATAGTTTTGATGTAGCTAGTCCTAGTGCTAGTGAGGCATATGTTGGTGGCAGTTCTACTAGAGGTACAGTCACTGAAATCAGCCTTAAGGATCCAAATGATTCTCCCTTTTATCAACCCACAAAGACTGGCATTGTCACTGATGCTACAGGCGAACGAGTAACAATTGACAGGAATGAAAGTGTCAACAGTGGCAACAATACTTACCAAGGTTTAGATCCAGAACTGCCTTATCAAGGTACAGGAATCTTTGAGATTACTAATGCTGGTGCTGCAGGATCAGGTATGGTTGTCCGTCTAACGGTGACGGGACAAGTTAACCTCTCTAAATATGCTGGTGAAAATATTAATGGTGATGAATACGTTGCTGTCTACAATACAAACGTAGAACTTTTGAATGGCGGCAATAACTATGCAGCGGGAACCGACGTAACAGTTGTTCTTAAAAATGTTACTCATACTATTCGCATTGAAAAAGTCCAGCCAGTTAAAACTAAATTAGATCTTGGTACTTATAGACCCCACCCTACAAGCTTTGATGCCAATCATACAATTTCTGCTGATACCATTCTAGACATTGATAAAGCTAATGCTAACATTACTCCAAATGTACAGAAGATTGGCAATGGATTCTTTCTTTCTCATACCTCAGCATTTAATGTAACTACAGCACAGCCTGATCTTTGGCGTATTACATCTACTAAAGTCAACGATGTATCTGAACTTCCAAGACAATGTAAGCATGGCATGGTTGTTGAGGTTGTTAATAGTAGTGAGTCACAAGAAGATAATTTTTACTTAAAGTTTGTAGGTGAGAATAATATGGATGGTCCTGGCAAATGGGAAGAATGTCTCGGGCCAGGCCAGCTAACTAGCTTAGATCAAACTACGTTGCCAATTAAAATCCAGCGTCAGGCTAATGGTAACTTCCAAGTAAGTTATGTTACCTGGACTGATAGGCAGGTTGGTGATGGTAATACAAATCCTTTCCCTACATTTCTAGACAAAAAAATTTCACAAACTTTCTTCCACAGAAATCGTCTTGGCTTCTTGTGTGAAGACAACATTATCCTTAGTCAGGCTGATGAAATCTTTAACTTCTTTAACAACACTGCACTTGTAGTGTCTGGTAATGATCCTATTGATATTCAGTCAAGCTCTACACAACCTACTAGGTTTGTTGATTGTATAGAAACTAATACTGGTCTTCTTGTATTTGCTGAGACGCAACAGTTTATGTTGCATACTGATAGTGATTCATTGACACCTGATACAGCTAAGCTATCTAACATATCTACTTATAGGTATAGCCCTGAGACTGCTCCTATTAGTTTAGGTACCACAGTTGGCTTCCTTGATACTGCAGGTACATACTCCCGTTTCTTTGAGATGTTTGACCTCAAGCGGGAAGGTGAGCCACAGATCATTGATCAGACAAAGGTGGTGTCAAAGCTGATCCCCAACTCTGTTGATCTTATTTCTAATAGCAGAGAAAACAGTACTATTTTCCTTGCGGAAAAAGGTAGCCCCGATCTTTACTTGTATCGATACGTCATTGCTGGTAGTGAACGTATTCAAACAGCTTGGTATAAATGGACTTTACCATTTAACCTTGCCTATACGTTTGTACTGGATGATAACCTTTATCTTGTTTCCTCTAATTACAAACTACTAGAACTCAATTTACAGGATCGCAATGTCGGAACTTCAGTTGATGATTTTGTACCTGGTGTTGGTTTCTTTGGCGATGATCGTAGTTATCAGATCCACTTAGATTCTTCTGAGTTTATCACTGCTGGTTCCTATAACAGTACAGATAATACAACTACAATTAGCTGGCCTAACCGTGTTGGTACAGGAACTCCTGCTGTAGTTGATAGGGACACTGGTACGGTCTACAAATACAAGTCAGTCAATGGTAATGACTTTGTATTCCATGGTAACTTTGCCGGACAGACAGTCATCATGGGATGGCTCTTTGACTTTAATGCTTCTATCCCTAAGTTCTTTGTTCGTAAGACAGCAGGTGAAAAGACTACATCTGATCTGACTGCTTCTCTTGTCATCCAACGTATGCATCTCCATTACGGTGATGTGTCACAGGTTGATGCAAAGGTCAACCTTCGTGATAACCAGGTTGTTAGCAACGTACTAGATCAGACCCCTATGGATTGGTACAAGTCAGGTAAAGGACCATTCGTCGATAACTATTCATACACAGTACCTGTCTACCAACGTAACTCTAACTTCAGAGTTGATATTACATCTACCCATCCAGGTCCTGCCTCCCTACATTCATTGACATGGGAGGGTGATTACACTCCTATGAATCATAAACGTGTCTAAGATTATCCATCCAATAACTATGCAGGCTGCCTATGAGGTGGCCTGTAACTTACGTCCAGAAGATTACAGAGAGGTAGTGGAGGGACATGGACATGACCCAAAGCTCACTCTACCTATAGGTGCTAAACAAACAGACTCTGTTTATTTCACATCACCTACAGGAGTGATCGCTGGTGTAGCTGGTGTAGGAGACAAAGGAGAGATCTGGATGTTATGTACACCTGCCATATCTACATTTCCTATTACGTTTGCACGGGAAGCTAAACGCTATATCGAAAGCCGACCTGAAGAGTTGCTTTGGAACATAGCAGATAAACGTAATACAACACACCTCAAGCTTCTCAAGTTCTTGGGTTTTAAGTTTCTTAGGGAACTAACTCATGGACCAAACAATTTGACCTTTATAGAATTTTGCCGTGTGCGAACCCGTTAGTACAGGAGCTTTGTTGCTTGGTGGTTTGTCTGCTGGTTCATCTGCATTGGGTGCCATTGGTAGAAACCAAAGTGCACAAGCCCAAGCTGCTGCTCAAAACAGATCGATTGCTAACCAAGCAAATCAAAGAAATAGACAATATGAACTAGACAGTCTTCAAGGTATTGCTGACTATAACCAGCAAGTAATGGATGTGTCTATGCAACAAGATGAGGCATCTCTTGCTGCCATGAGAGCCTTTTCTGAAGAGGATTTAAAACTACAAGATGCTGAGGATCAGATTCGTGTGGCCCAGCAAGAAATGGCAGCCAAACGACTTGGTGTTAAAACAGCTAACGAAGGTGGTCGATCTCGTAGCTATGGTTTAAACACTATCAAAGAACAAGGTAGGTCTGAAGCACTTCTTTATTCCAATCTTGAACGTCAAACAATTGCAAGTTATAGACGTAATTTAGATACTAAGCGACAAGCCGACGCACAACGTCAGAAACTATTTACACAGGTTGCTAATCCATATCGGTCAGGACCTGCACCTAGCCAAAATGTTGAGTTTGTAAAAGGTCCTAGCAAGTTAGGACTTGTTGCTGAACTTGGTGGTGCTGTTGTAGATGGTGTCAAAACAACAATGAGTTTAACCCCTCCTACTGGATAAATAATGACAAGTTCTTTTCAAGGAATTTCAGGCGGTGGTGGTGCTTTCAATCCATCGCAGCTAGGTGAATACGCCTCAGGTATAAGGCGACAAAATGAAATCACACAGCGAGATACAAAAGCTTTTAACAACTCTGTTAATGCTAATGACAAAGCACGTATGGAGAATGCCAGACAGGCAGGATCTGATCTCATCGCTTTAGGTAAATTAGCTTCCACGCTTACTAATGAGTTAATTAAAAAGCAAGACGAAAAAAATAAAAAGGAAATGCTTAAAGGTCAGGAGGATGCTTGGCAAGAAGACAAACCTACTCCTGAAATTGATGAAGCTGAAGAACAATATGCTGCTGAAGAACAAGCACATAATGATACCTATGCTGATGCTGATCCACTTGTTAGAGAACGTGTCAAGCAAAAAAGTGCATGGTATAAACATGGCTTAGAGGTTGGTCGCTTAAAGAAAGCAGGTTCTGTTGGCTATAGCGATTATATGTTGAGTGTTCGTGACGATCAAATCCAAGTTGGTGATCGTACTATTGGTTATTCAACTGTTGATCCTTCTGAACGCAGAGCGTGGCAAACCTATCACCGTACTCAATACCTAAAGCAATTTACTGGCCTTAATGAAGGTCTCCAAAGCAAGCACCTATTTTCTGGTATGAGGAAAGTAGAGGCTGCAGATGAACTTCGTTGGAATCAAGCTGCACGATCTACTATTGATGCTAACCAAAAAACAGAAGCATCAGATAATTTATTTAACTCTTTAATTTCTGGTGATTATGATTCTGCACTTGCTTGGACTAAAACAAATCAAGGTCTATATGGCGGTGTAGGTAATGCACGTAAACAACTTGCATCAATTTTAAAACAACAAATTATTAATAGGCAGATTGATACAAAAACAGCTAATGCCTTCCTTGCTCATGAGTTCGATCATAATGGTATGGGGAGGACCACAATTGGGAAAGCCTTTGCGCGTGACTTTGGAGATCTTAAAGATACAATCTTTAATGCAAGTCGTACTGATTTAAATCAGGAGATGCAACGTCGCGCTGATATGGCATCATCTTTGGAATTACAATTTAATGATGATATGGCTGACCTTGCAGCTAATGGACAAAAAGCATCTAATGAACAGATAGAAGCTATTCGTGCTGACGCCATTGCTGATGGTATTGATCCGCAATCCCTTAGATTTCTTGATGATTATCAGACTCGTGAAGAACGTAATGATCAAGATGATATTGATCGTCTGAATTTGATTCGCTCTCGTAGTGGTAAAGGATTTCTTTCAGCAGAGGATCTACGTGGTGTGTCTTCGGCAGTAGCACTTCAATTTGCAGGAGCTGTTAAAGAAGACGAGTCTATTGCTAATGCACCTTCTGAATTTAAGACTGAAGCTGACAAGCGTATTACTGGTCAGGTCTCTGATTTCTATAATTACACTGAAGGAAAGAATCGACCTTCAGGTGGCATGGAAACCTATGAAACTGTTTTAACTCGCAGTAAGCAAGCATATGATCGTTACTTTGCCGCCAATATCCGTACTGGTAAATACAGCCAGCAAGAGGCTCACGAGCTAGCTATTCAGCGTGTACGGGATAATGTCAAAGCAGGATCTTATACAGTTGCTCCTTCAGTTACTGCTAATACATTACAGCAAGAAAGATTAAATCTCGCTCGACGTGACCTTAAGGCCAATCCAAATGCTGTTAATACACAGATTCTTTCTGGTACTCAAGATGATCTTGTTAAGCTAGAAGAGTTTCAACAGACTGGTCGTGGAAGTATTCCAGAAATCTATCATCTACTAGCTGACGGTACACCATTTACAGCTTGGGATATTGCCAACAATCAACTACGTGCTGCTGGTAAACCGACACTTCTTAAGCCACCGGTAGAGCAAGCTGTTGGTGTACAAGAACCGTGGGTTAAAAAATTACTCAACTTCCATAACACTCCAAGTCGTACCTATCGTGCTTTATCTGCTATGGGACTGTATGACAATGAATGGACTTATGAAGCCTTAGGTAGTGTTGAATCACGTGCTCATGGTGGTAAGGATGCTTATAACCTTGGTGGTTCTGATAATGGGTATACTGCTCATGATCCCGGTAATAGTGCAACAGATAACAGGTTTGGTAAACCAATCAGTGCTATGCCTATTGGTGAGCTAATTAGTTTAGGTCAACAGGGAAAGATCTTTGCTGCTGGTGAATTTCAGTTTATACCTAACACATTACGTGAAGTCTATGGACTCCTTGCGTCTGAAGGTTTAGTTGATGAAAATACTATCTTTGATCAGCGCACTCAACGTATGTTTGTTGTACGGCGTTGGCAGCAACGTATCGCATGGGGACAGGGTGATGTAGCTGGACTGATTAGTGAGTGGCGTGGAGCTAAGTTTCTCAGTGCTAACGAGCAAAGCCAGTTAGTTACAACGCTTTCACAGATGGCACAGAATGAACCAATGCTTGAACGACGCAACATCACTGCAGGTGTGCTTAATTAATTACTACGGTAACTATGGAACGTGACTTAGATCCGTCAGGTTTTGATACAGATTTTTTGTCAAATCAAATTGACATTAATGAAGAGGATATTCTGCGACGAGAAGCGGCTGAGCGGGAAGAGGAAGAACGGTTAGCCAAGGCTGACTATGAAGCTCGACTTGCAGAAGCCCAAAACGAAATTACAAGTGAGGATGCTGCTGGTTCCTTTAACCAGCGTACAGCTCCTCAGCCTGTTAATCCTAATGCCTTTATGGCACAGCAGGATGTAAACCAACAACTGAAAGATCCTAGTCAGTTTGGTCCAGGTGAAAATGTTATTGAACTTAGGAATGCCATCGCTAAAGGTGGTCTAGATGCAATTAGGTCTGGCATGACTGCACCTGAACGTTTGTTCGATGCAGCTCGTGGTGAAGAAATTGGTGCTGAAGGCTATGAGCCTGAATGGAATCCAATGAAAGACACCCCATCTCCTTTTGTTAAAACTTGGTGGGGTAAAATTGCAGAAGATATTACTCATTATGGATCCTTTGGTCTTGGATTAGTAATCGGCACTGGCGGAGCTATTGCTAGTGCAGGTGCCATCGGAACAGGCATGACAGCGGCTGGCCTTGCTGCTTTGTTATCTGATAAGCATGATGGAGATAATCTATCAGGTGAGGTTGTTAAAAGAGTTCCAGAAATGGACTTTATTTTAGGACCAATTGCTACTAAAGATAGTGATCACCCTCTTCTTAAAAAGTTTAAACATGTTGTCGAGGAGATGGGTCTTGCTGGTACCTTTGACAAAATCCTTGGTAAGTTATTTGGAGAAGATGGTGCGGTAAAGGCACTGGCTAGGCGTCAAAATCAAGAAGAACAAGTTATTGAAAAAGGTAAGATTGAACTTGCTCAGTCTATGCAAGAGGTTGAAGTCAGGGATATTTCTGGTGTCAACCAACTTGATAGTGCAGACCCGAGACTAGAGGCTTCTGTTGAACCTGTAGAGGTTCGTGACATCACAGATGTTCCACGGCTTCCTCCTGAAGGTGGCATACCTACACCAAAGGTTCGTATGCGTGGTCATTTAAATAAACCTATTGCTGATCCTTGGCAGGGTGCACCTAACAGTACAAACACTCCATTTGATATTCATAAGCAACTTAACAAGATTGATGCTGATCCATCAGCTAGGTCTGGCTCTACTGATTCAGTCATGACTCCAGCGCAAGCTGAACGTATGGCAACTGAAAGTGGTCTTACTGAAAAGTTCTTGCGCGATAAAGCTAAAGAATTAGTTGGTGACTATAGGTATCAACAGATGCTTAAAGAAGCGAAAGCAAATAATAAAACATTTAAAGAAGTCTTTGAGCCTGCATATAAACGCATGCAAGAAGTTATGGGTCGGAATGCAACATCAGTAGATTCAGATGATTTCTGGAAACCCATTTTAGATGATATTACTTTCCGTACTGGTGGTAAGGAATCTATGGAGGCATGGTCTATGGAGAATGTCATTGCTGCTGATCTTGTTAATGCTTCACTCTTTAAACAACTTCGCGACTTGTCTATTGGTGCTCGTGAGCTATTCAATATTGCTGATATTGCAGACACAGACGGTCCTATGAAGACTATTACTGATCGTCTTATTGTTGGCATGTCTAATGTAAAGCGATCCCGTTATTTAATCTCTAGTGAGTTTAGAAAGCTTCAAGGTCCTAAAGGTGCGAAGCGTGCTGCTGATGCGTTAAACAAAATTGAGGAAGATACTAGAAATTCCATTCAGATGGCAATGACTCTTGTCGGCAAAGACGGCAATGAAGAGCTATTGCAAGGTTTGATTGAAGCATTTTCTATGTCTAACAAGATCCACAACTGGACTGACCTTGATAAATTTATGCGTACCAAGCTGCGCTCTGTAAACAACAACAGTGTTGTTTTACGTGAGCTATCTGGTGTCATGATTAATAGCATCCTTAGTGGTGTTGCTACTCCAATACGAGCTATTGCTGGTACTGGCATTGTTGGTTATCTGCAGCCTATGGGTCGTGCACTAGGTTCTCTTGCACGTCTTGATATTGATAACGCACGTGCAAACTTTGCTGCAATGAATGCTTTTACTAATATGGTGCCTGAAGCATTTGAAGTGTTTAGAACTCAACTTGATTCATATTGGTCAGGCGATGTAGCCAACATGCGTACAAGGTTTACCGACACTAATAAGTTCGATGAGTCTTGGGAAGCTTTAGGTAAGTGGACTCAACAACGTGGATCTAATGGTGACAAAGCTGCTTATGCAGTTGCGAATATGGCTCGTGGTTTAAATGACAATAAAATGTTGTCATGGTCACCACGTGTTATGGCCGCTACTGATGATACTTATAAGTTCATTATGGCTAGAGCACGGGCACGGGAAAAAGCATATCGACAAGCTTTTGAAATGAAGCGGTCTGGTGACATTATGGACATCCGTCCTGATGACATTAAAAATCTGGAATCTAAATTCTACAACCAACTTCTTGATGAGTCAGGTAATATTGATTTAGATAAGGATGAATTCCTTAAGGCATCGTTTAAAGAAGCTACTTTAACAAAAGAACTCTCTGGTTTTTCTGCTGCTCTAGACAATGTATTTAATCAATTTCCATTGGTTAAACCTTTTTATTTATTTGCTAGGACAGGTGTTAACGGTTTAAACCTTACTTTTAAAAACAGTCCAGTAATGGGACTCCTGCATAAAAAAAACCTTGACATCATGTTTGCTGACCCAGATAATCTGGATTCAGTCCTTAAATATGGTATTGAAACAGCGGCTGATCTAAAGAATGCTAGGTCTGAAATTGTAGGTCAACAAATTATTGGTAACTCTGTTGTCTTTATGGGTATGCAAAAATATCAAAATGGAGAACTTACTGGTAATGGTCCGCAGGATCGTGCTGTTCGTGAAAATTGGATTAAGGCTGGATGGCAACCTAGATCTATCAAAATTGGTGGTGCATGGGTTAGTTATGACTTGTTTGAACCTTTCGCCATGATGCTTTCAACGATGGCTGATATTGGCGACAACAATGATCTTATGGGTGAAG